ACCCCGGCGGCCGCCGTCAGAGCCACCTGCGCCCAGGCGGCCGGGGGATTAGCCCCGATGCCATCGGGCACGCTCCCGGCCCCGCCCAGCACCGCGCGCACCGCCGACCAGGACTCGACAGTCGACACGTCCGCCAGCCCGTCAGCGACGACGACACCCCCGTCCAGGGTCCAGGCCGCCATCTTGTTGTCCTTGGTGCCGTGGGCCGCCGACACGAGCAGCCGAGGCTTGGTGGACCCGGACACGGTCGCACTCCATTGGCCCACGCCCGCCTGGTCGGCGTCGACACCCGTCAGGACGACGAGCACCGCCCGCTGCCGGGCGGTCCACGCCTTCGTCTTGACCCACCATTCCACGCCGCGGGTGTCGGTGGCGGCCGTCACCTTCTTCACGGCCACGTACCCGGAGCGGTTGGTGCCGGGCACCGTGTTCTGCCAGGTTCCGGTCCACCCCGTCGGCATGGGCGAGGGGTTCTCGTCGGCCTGGAGCTGGGCGGCCATGATGAGCACGGCCAGGTCACCGGGCTGGCTGGTGGCGGTGAGGGGGTCGCCGGCACCTGCCTGGGCGCGGCCAACGGCCGAGGAGCGCACGGTGATCCCGGTTCCCAGGGCGGCTTTCTCGCGTAGGACGAGGGTTCCGGACCGGGTGGCGGCGGGGGCGTGCTCACCGGTGCGCAGGGTGATGACGGTGCCTGTTCCGGTGAGGGCGGGCAGGAGGTCGCGGATGGCGTCGGTTTCGGTCCGGGGGGTGAATCGTCTGTCGGCGCCCGCCTTGGAGTACACCTGGATGGTGGTCATGCCGCTGTCCTCCTTGTGTGCCGGCTTTAGCACGTATGCTACCGGACTGCAAGCGGGGGTGCGGGGCCGGATCGGGGCCGGACCACGAGGGCAACCTTTTTTCTTCCCCGCGGTATGTAAGTGGTTAGCAGTAGTAGTAGTAACAGGCGAATCCTGTGGAAAACCCTACTTTTCGTTGGTATGGCGCGGTTTTCCCTGTGGACGGGGGTGTGGGTAAGTGGGGGTGTTCCTGTGGAGGCGGCTGTGGATAAAACTAGGGCGTCTGTGGACAGCCGATTAGAACGCTAGTTTTTTCCACACGCCGTCCACAGGTTTGAGGGTACTTTTCCACAGGTTGTCCACAACTTTGTCCACAACCCACTTCGGCGGAATCTCAACGAAAACTCGAACCCCTATGACTCCGGCCACATCGGTGTGGCATGAGACACCCCTCAGCAACCCAGGTTGACACCTCCTGTGGAAAACCCTGTGGAAAAGTGGGGGACACGAAGGACCCCCGGTCTCATACGAGACCGGGGGTCCGCGATGCGGGGCTCAGCCCTGCGCGACAGCGATATCAGTCGCCTTCGGGTCACCCAGCGCAGTCAGAACCGACAGCAGCGCCGCCAGAGCCGCCGTAGACCCCACGGCCACCCAGTTCACCTCGCTCAGAAGCGCCGCCGTGCCGATCGCCGCCACCGCCGCCTGAGCGAACGTCTTCGTCGCCCGCTCAGCGACACCCATCCAGAAAGTCCTCTTGCTGTAAGCGCCCACGGCGCCTCCTTCCTCACGAACCGACCGGCCCCGTCCCGAGACCGGCGTCACCACAGTCTACCCGTGCCCGCGGTAGAAGAGTTGAGCGCCCGCTGAAGGGCCATGACCGTGGCCGGGCCGTCCACACCGTCGATCCAGTCGCCCCACTCCCAACCATCAGGCACGTACTCCTGGTGCCAGCACCACACCAAGTACTGGAACACCCGCCACGTGTTCTCCCCGTCGACGCCGTCGACAACGAGAGGCGAGGACCCGTTGAGCACATCCTGGTCGTGGGCCGACACCACCGTGTTCAGGTAACACTGGAACGCCTCGATGCAGGTGGACCCGTCGTCGTCGAGGACGCCGTCGATCGGCGTGCCCATGACCTGCTGGAATCGGGCCACCGTCCGCGACCCCCACTGCCCGTCGACCTCCAGCAGCTCCTGGCCGTCGGGAGCCGTGGGCCGCGGCGCCGGTGCCGAAGGGGCGGCGGAACGGGCCACGACGGGGTCGCCGGAGGGGGCCAAGGCGCGAAGCGCCCCCTCGGAGGCGTGCCACACGTTCAGGTCGAGGTCGTCGGCGTAACCGGGCACCCGCCCCCACCCCGTGTACTGGTGCATGCGCCCCTCGGGGTTCCACGTGCCGTCCGACCAGGGGGCCGTGTCCCACCCCGTGGGGTCGTCGGAGGCATACTGCGCCACCCACGGCACGCACCCGTAGTCCTGGGCGACCTGCCAGGGGTAGCTCGAAGAGGAGGCGTACAGGAGAACAGGCTTGCCGGTGGCCGTCTGCACGCGGGCAACGATGACCGACAGGTAGCCGGTGTTGCCCCACGCCGAGTTCTCCTTGGCCTCCCAGTCGATAGCGTAGAAGACGTCACCGGCGTGACCGGTCTCCTTGACAGTGGCCAGGAACCGGTCGGCCTCCGCGGTGGCGTCCTCAGTGGTTGAGGCATTGCCACCGCCCACGTAGTGGTAAACGCCGGTCGGCCGGCCGAGGGCAAGGGCCTGCTCGATCTGCTCGGCGTAGAGCTGGTTGGTGGTGGCGTAGGCGCCGGCGTCCTGGGTGACCTTGACGATGACGAAGTCGGGGCCCACAGCCCCCAGGTTGATGCCGGCCTGCCAGTTTGAGATGTCGACACCCAGCAGCGGCCCCGGCTTGCCGCCGGAGGGGGCGGACGAAGAGGAAGCAGACGGGGCGGGCGCGGGGGTTGTTTCTGCGCCTTCGTACCGGTGGCAGGAGGTCCATGCACCCCGCTGTGTATAAATATGCGCCGAGTAGGATACGAGCCGGGTCTCCCCTCCGGTCTGGTCGCCCACCGCCCCGCCGGTGATATCCCCCCGCTCGTCGATCCACGCCTCGGCCAGCGTCGGGTTGGTCGGGTTGTCGTCGACAACCATGGCCACGTGCCCCACGCCCCCCTCGGCCCCGGAAGACAGGACCACGTCGCCCCGCCTGAAGCCGCCGTCGGGCGTCATGGCCGAGTCGTCCCAGTGGACCTCACGCCAACCCCGCGCCTCCAACTCGGCCCTCATCGACCCCGTCCACGTGGACGCCGGCAGCAGCGGGTTATAGTCGCCGGAAAGCTTAATTTCCACGCCACCCGCCGCCCGAAGCCCCAGGTTGCAGGCGGCCGCCACCATGGCCGAACAGTCCGAATCGACAGCCCCGGTCAGCCGAGGCGTACTGACATAAGACAGGTCCCGGATCTCCTCCCGGGTGGCCTGGTCATAGCCGACACCCCCCGCATCCGTGGTGGCGCACCAGTACGCCATCCTCGCGGCGGCCTCGTCCCCAACAGTGCTCATGTCGTCGTTCTCCGTCCTTGTTCGTTCTTATTACTGCTCGGGCTGCGTCTTGGTGGCCACCTCCGCCGCGGCCGGCGCAGCGTCAACAAGCCACCCCTCGATCACCGCCCCCGCCGCACTAACCGCGGCCCGGGCGTCCTTCACCTGCTGGGCGGTCGACACCCCCGCCCACCACAACCCCGGCCGCTCCGGGTGCCCCTTGACCGCCGCCAACAGCTCGGCCGCCTTAGGCAAGTCCGCCGGCCGCAGCGCGACAGCGCCAACGTTCGTGCACGCGGTAATCTCGCCCGCCCCCGTCCAAGCGCTGGTCGCCTTGTCGACAAGCCGGGTCAGGTCCTTCAAGGTCGGGTCGGCCGCCGCCTTGGCCCGTGCAGCGTTCAGATCAGGGCGCGAGGCGATAAGCACCCGCTCCGACGCGGCCGCCCGCAGCTCGGCGTCCACATACTTGCCCAACGCCTGGTCGTAGTTCCAGTACTGCGCACTCGTGTCCGTGGTCGTGTCGAAGCACTCCAGCACAATGGGCCCGCGCCCCTGAAGGGCGCCGGTGAGCATCTCGCTCAGGGCGGCAACCTTCCCGTTGGGCCCCGTGACCGCGGTCAGGGTGGCCAGGGGGGTGGCGTTGATGCGCAGGTTGCCGGGGTTAACCGTGTTGGGGTTGGAAGCGACGAAAGCGTCGTCGGACGTCTTGCGTGCGGGCAGCCCCGCCCCCGCCGTCGCCAGAGAGGCGGGCGTAGACCCGGCCGCGCTGAAGGCGGCGTTAAGCGCCTGGGTCGACAGCGCCCCCCACGCCGCCCCCCACTTGGTGTCCCGCATGTCCAGGGCGATGCCCTTGGGCCGGGGGGTCGGGGCGGGCGGCTCCTTGTAGGGGCCGACAATGACCGGCCCCCGCCCGATCATCCACTCGCGCAGCTCGGTCAGGCCCGCCGCAATGTCCCAGGCCAGCCTCGCCCCGAACGCCCCCAAGGCCACCTCGTCGAGGGCGGTTTCATTGGCCGCCAGCCACAGCGCCCGGCTCCCCGTAGCGCCCGCCTTACCCTTAGCGCCCGAGCCGGTCAGGATCCGGCTGACGGGGATGGGCCCGTCGGACAGCCGCAAAGAGGCGATGTAGGGGTCGGGCGCCTCAGGCGTGGAGGAGGGCACCCACATGTCCGCCTGCACCCTGTAGACGACGCCGTCGTAGCTGATGAGCTCGCCCTTGCGCCACTGCCTCCCGGGCCCCGTCCACCGGACGGCGTTGCGCTCGGCGGTCCCCAGCCAGTCGACGTGGAACACCCCGTTGGCGCTTGCGCCGGCGGGTGTGGCCGCTGCGACACCCGCCCGCACGGCCTGAGCATTGCGCGCCGAACCCCCCGCGTACGTGCGGTACTCGCTGGTCGGCTGCGGCCCGACAATAATGATCGGCAGGGCCGGCGCCCGGTTGCGAACCCTCGACACGAGGGCGGCGACGTTGGTGGTGATGACGCCCGTGTCGAGGGCCTTCTCGTCCTCGTAGGAGCCGACGACGACGAGCACTCGCGGGTGGGCGTCCAGGATCGCGTCGACACGAGCGGTGGCGGCGAAATTGGTGGCGGGGGCGGCGGCTGCACCGGCCGCCCAACCGGTCCCCGCCCGCCCGTCGGCCACAACACCCGCCTGAAGAATGCTGATGAGCGGCCGAGTGAACGCCGGGGAGGCCGCCCACGTGTCCCCGATCAGCCCTATGAGCGGCAGGTCGGGGTCGGTGGCGTGGGGGGTGACGGTCAGCCCGGCCAACGTGAGGGGGGCGGAGCCCGGGTGCGCGGCCTCAAGGCGTGCGATGCGGTGCGTGTGTTCGATGGTGGCGTTGGTGAGGGCGTCGACGGTAGTCCGGGTGGCGAAAAGCCGGTCGACACCCCCCTTGGAGTACACGTCGATGGTTGTCATGTGGGGGCTCCTTACTGCACGACAACAATCCTATCGGCCCCGGGTGCGGTGTCGAGCGTGTATGCGTCGCCGTCTTCAAGGTCGGCGCCGGTCAGGGGGCTGATGATCAGCCCGTCGGCGGGTTGGGGGGCGGGCCCGGGGGGTGGCGTGGGTGCTGTCGCACCCTCGCGCAGCGTCAGGTCGATCGTCAGGTCGGCGGCTGTGGTGTTGGGGTGGGCGGGGTCGGGTGCGGGGGTGAGGGCGGCGGCC